TACCTTTCGTTGGTTTTTTAGCGGCCATTAATATTATTTATTATCTCGCTCAGCGGATGCTACAAAGTCATAAAACTCTTTACGAGTTTGTGGTTCGTTCATAAAATCCCCTGATAACTTAGAAGTAATCATAGCACAACCGTGATGCTTTACACCGCGATGACATGCACAAGTATGGGTACATTTAAGAATAACCGCTACACCTTGATTACCGGTACAGAGTTGATCAATAGCTTTATGAATCTGTACTGTTAGTCCTTCCTGGATTTGAGGACGACGAGCATAATGCTCTACAATACGATTAAGCTTAGATAAGCCAATTACTTGGCCGTTCTTATCAGGAATATAAGCTACGTGTGCAACACCAGTAAAAGATAAGTGGTGATGGGAACACATAGACACTACAGGTATATTCATCTGACTAACAATACCATCATAACCGTCTGATGGGAATGTAGTAATCTTAGGTGGGCCTTCATAACAGCCTTTAATAAGGTCACATACATAAGCTTTAGCTACACGGCGAGGTGTATCAGCACTATTGACGTCATTACGCCAATCAATGCGTAGTGCATCAAGAAACGATGAATATGCTTCTGCTGCTTTATCAATAATTGCTTTCCTATCTTCTTCTGTAGTAATCATACTACTATTAGCTGTAGGAAGTGTTGGGTGTTTAACTTCGTTCATATTAAAAGATTTTACGGACTTAAACTGTTCGCCCGTTGTATAACTCTGATTTGTTGTTGATTCCATATTTTACTAAATAGCTTATTATAACCTCAATTGAGTCAGTTTTCAACTTAAAACGTTCAGGAATAAATTGTCCACCATCATATAGTTCAAAAAAGGTTTCATTAAAAAGTTCTTTGTGGTTTACATAACATGTACATATTACAGACGCATTACCCGGGTCAATCATGACAGTCCATGAACGAGGATCAGCTTCACTATATTCATCAAATAGCTTATAGACTACATAACCTGAGTCTTTAAGTCTTTTAATGAAATAACTTTGTGTTGTTATCTTATTAGCCATTATTTTACTAAACCTGATATAATAAAGGTAAAATCAGTTTCTTCTGTAGGCTTGACAAAGAAAGACATAACCTTAAACTTAAGATTAATACCTACACGCGCTCTATCAAATTTTACACCAGTAAGAATACGAAATATATCAAGATTAAAAGGAATGGTCTGGTTAAACGGCTGTCCTTCTACAGATTCAGCTACTTTTAAGCTAATATTGTCTGTATTAGATTTTTCCTTATCACCTAACTCACAGTATACCCCATCAGGTAAACCATAAAGGTAAATCTTGTTAGTATCTGTAGTAAAAGAACTTGCTTTAAGAATTTCTTGTAGTTTCTTAATATCTATATCAAAAAAGGTGTCGCTTGTAAGCGCTTCAATCTTCTCTCTCTTTAACGTAACCTTAGGTACTACTGAATCGTCTAAAAAATGATACTTAAACTGTAGTTTATCGGTTTTATAATAAAGATGATTAGACTCTATTTTAAATACAAGTTCATCTTCATCAATACAGTCAATAACTCTTAAGAGCTTTTTAACATCTCCAATATTAAGAGTAATCTCTTGATCTACATCAAAAGACTTATTGTATTTAGCTAATAGAATAATACTCGTATCAGGCTTATTACAGACAGCATATAAGCCATCCTTATTGAGCTTAATAGACACAATATCTACAGCTTTACCAACAACACTTAAAAAATTGTCGGCAAAATCTTTCTTAACCAGCTTGAGTTCCATTTGTTATCTTCGGTTTTTTTTTATTATTGCTTGCTTCCAAGAACGTTAATATCTCTTGAGTCTTAACATTAATTTTAATCATTTTCTCTTCAAGTTCAAGTAACTTATTATGAATATCTTCATAATGAACCTTTTTATTTAAATCAAACTCTAATTGATTAGGATCAGAGTATGGTTGTTCAGCTACTGGTGCTGGTTGTGGTGCTGGCTGAATAAAAAGCTGAGGCTCTGGTTGCTGAATTGGTTGAGGCACAGGCGGTACATATGCCTGTTGCGGTGGTCTTTGTTGATGTTGCTGCGGTGGTGCTTGCCTACCCGCAGCTTTCATGATATGAGAAGGCATGACCTTACTCATATCTACATCTGTTACTCTAAGACCGCCACCTACTTCGTGAGACTTCTGCTTGATACCATTAATATCATTTTGCAGTTGTTTAGCGAACATAGCCGCCAACACCAAAGACTCTCCATTTAATGAAGGGTCTGATGGTGGCACAAAAGGACCTGGTCTTTGTTGGTTTGCCATATTATAAGTCGTCTAAACCAGCGAGTAAGTCATTTACTTTACTATCATTAGTATCATTAGTACTATCAGATTCAACTACTGGCTTTGCAACTGGTTTAGTAGCTTTAGGTGCTGGAGTATACGGAACATCTTCTTCTTCTACTGGAGCAGCAACCGGTGCAGAATCTGCACTACCATAATAGTGTTGATCAATAAATGCCTTAATCTCGTCGTTAGATTTACGTTCTACAAAAGTATTAAGATCATGAATGCTGTTATAAGTTTCTTGAATCTTGTCTTCGTCTAAACCTTCAATAGCTGCTGCATTTAAGAACTTAGAAGCTGTATAGGTTGGGTACTTTGGTGCACCTGGCTTATCAGATACTAACTCTACCTTAATACGTAAGTTACAACCTTCAGGGCTTAGATCAAAAATCTTAGCACCAAACTCTTCTGAGTCATCCCCATTGATAGCAGATTGAATAATCTTATCTAACTGCTTACCGTAGCGTAATACTTTAACAGTACCGTTGTTTTCTGGTTTCTTAGGGTCATTAACAACGTAAACGTTTACTAACCAGTTTTCTTTACGACGAAGATTAGCTTTAGCGCGTTCTTTCTCTTCATTACTGCCTTCCCGTTGAATCTTAAAATATAGTTCACTAATAGGACAACGATCTCCCCAAGTAGTAGGCGATGTAATGCTTGTATACTGGCCACTACCAATACTATTCCAACCGTGATGATAATAATGTAATATTGTTTCTTCTGGGTTCTTTATATTAGGTAGTAAACGTACAATATATGGTTTTTCACTCGGTTCTAACGAGAGAAGGTTACGATAAGCAGAGCTACCGCCTGATTTGTTCTTAGCTTTGTCTACAGCATTTTTAATGCTTTCAAACATGTTTGAGTTATAAGGTTTCATAATTTATATGATATAGTATGTTAGTATGTTATTGTCTTTTATCAAGTGAAAGTTGGTTTAAAGTATTAATTCTTTTTAATCCTTCCAAAATAATTTTTTTAGCTTTAGTTGAATTGTTAATCCGCATTTTAAATTTAACGATATCTGCATAGATGCTTTTTAAGTAAAGCTCTTTATCTTGTAACTGCAAGCTATCAAATATAAATTCAAAATTAGGTAGCATTAAAAGAACGTAAAGGTTAATGTGTTTGTTCCTGTAATCCTCTAAGCATCTCCAGGTATATCCCGTTTTAGCGTCACAGTACTGTTTTAATGTTGTTTTCTCGTTAACGCAAGTATTAGCCAGGTACTTTAACGATTCAAGAATATGTTTAATGTGGCCATCAGTGTCGGGTAATTCTTCGGCCCTCTGACTCTGTAAGAGAGAGTAACAGGCAATGGCTTTTTGCGTGAGGTAGAAGTTGAGCGGGAAGTGTTCTTCGTCTTTGTAGATGACATATGGTGCTAATAGGAAATCTTTAATGTTTATTTGAGGGAAACGTTTAAAGAACATATCCAATCGTGTACATAAAATACCGTCAGGTGTTTTATCAAACCCTTCAAAGTCTTTACGCGCTTTCCAAGGCTTATTTTGATGGCCTCTGGATACGCTTAAATATGTATTGTAAACTTGTTCTACGCTCATTAATGAGCTATGATTTTAATATCTCTCTCACTACTTTGCTACGGCAAAGATTGGAATTGTACTTGAGAAACAGTAGTATTGCTTCTCTTTCACTATCAGTATCAGTTAATTCCATAAAAATTTTACGGTGTAATTTATTTTTAACAATAAATGAAAATATAGTAACATTATTGAGTTTTTTATTATGAATAATGGAACAAAATGAACCAAACTTGATAAGTTCCAACTCAAGTTCATCTCTGGCCAATTGGCTAAGAGGGGTTTCTAAAACAGATTCTTGTAATGCTCCTACTAAGCCAGACATGTTACGTTAAAGGCGTAAGTAGCTTGGTGAAATTAAGGAACGATTCCGTTATTTTCCCACCAGCAGCATACTCGTGACCTCCTCCGTCACACATTTTTGCAGCTAACTTTGACAAGTCAACCTCACAATTTTTACTCTTGCGAAACGATATGTGTGAGTTATCAGCATTAACAAAGAATACAATGTCTGCTGGGTGGGTGTTTAACATATGGTCGCAAATTTCATTAACAAATTTATTTCCTGTTGTGCCGTATACAGCGCGTTCTTTTCCGCCTATAGAAACGTTACCATGAAATATCTCTAAATTAGCAATCGCTCTGTTTTTACGATCTACAAATTCTTTTATAATAAATTTTTCTTGAGAATTAAAAGGGTAAAAACCTTTATAATATTTCTCTAAAAATATTTCTGCCCGGTGCTTAGTAGATGTTTTTTGGGTATTAGTGTACAAACAATTTAGTTCGTATGTTTCAGGTAACTTAAACTGATAACAATCATAATCATCAGCTAAACCAATAAAATATTTTTGGGTTTTAGAAAGCTCTACTTTGTCTTTAAACGTGTTGTACATTAACTTTGCACAACTTGTTGTTTCTTTTACTATAGCTTTTGCAATTTTATAAACATTTAAAGCTTTAACATGGGACAAATGATGATCAATGATTTCAATATTTTTTCTATCCACTAAATCAGAATGCTTAGATACATCTAAATCTAAAATATAAATTTTATCAAAATCGTTAGCATTATTTTGATCTAAAAATGTTAAAAAGTCTTTGCGAAAATTGGTAACTGTAGTGGTTTTAAAAACAAGTTGCCCAGGTTTAGCTCCTAATGCCCAGTGTAGCATTAGTAATGAAGCAACTCCGTCTAAATCAAAGTCTGTAAAAACGTATATCTTGTTAAAGCTCACTATAATCTATTTAACCTACCGGCTTATATTTTCCAGCTTATTTTCTAAGTCAGCTAATTCATCTAAACCACCACCGGATTTGTTACCGGTTAAACCAATATACCCTTTCTCTTCAGTTAATGATAAAGTAGTATAGTCTATACGCATTGCTGTTGCTCCGTGTTTAGGCCCTAAACGGTTCTTTACCCCGGCTACCTTAATAATACCTAAATCTTGATCGCCTTCTTCTTGGTAGATAGCCCATACAACGTCTGCAGTAAACGCTACACCTAAAGATTCACTTACGGTATCCAGACTTGGTTTCTCCATACCTTCACGGTTAGTTTGAATAGCACTCACTACAGGCATGTTAAAGAAGTATGACAATGCTCTTAATTCTTCTGCAGCTACCTTACCTTGTTCATAAGAATTATCTCCTTGCGATGCCTTTATTAGTCCAAGATAGTCTATCACGAGTATATCCGGTTTTATCCCAGCCTTTACTAAAGATTCAAGATAGGCCTTAATACCTGCTACAGTAATGGATTTCGGTGGGAATTCCTTAATGATTAACTTACGCTTATGTGTATCGGTTACTCCTTTAAAATAAGAATCTAAAGAGGATACTTGATCTTGAATATTGTTAATAGGGATTTTAGAAAGATGGCTACTAATACGTTTAGCATACATCATTTCAGGCATTTCTAAAGATATAAGAACTGTAGTTAAGCCTTTATTAGCCATATTAGCTGCTACATTACCCAAGAAGATAGATTTACCCACGTTAGTCGGTCCTAAGAATAGATAAAGTGCTCTACCGTTCTTCATTAAACCACCACCTATCTTATCGTCAATAAACCCCCACCCAGTAGGTAATACTTCACTCTTTGTACCTAACTCTGTAATAATTTTTTCGTAATCACCGAAAAAGTCTAAACCAATATCACTAACTAAAGTAATATTACAAGCTTTTTCAAATAAACCTAAAAACTTAGAGTAATCTACGGACTCTTTAGATAAATCATCTGCTATCTTTAATACAGTGTTGTATACAGCTTTTTCTTTAAAAAACGTTTCAGTATTAGCAATAAGCTCATCCATATTGAGCTTTGTATCGTATTGCTTATATGTGGTTACTGTGTCTTTAAATAACTTTAAATCTTCTTCTTTACTAAGATATGTTTTAATCTCAGTAATGGTAGGTAATACTTTACGTTTTGCGTAAAAGTCTTTAATAATACCTATAACAAGCCTATTACCAGGGTTCTTAAAGTTATCTGGTGTTAAATGATCGTATACAAGTGAGGTATAGTAAGAGTTCGTTAAACATTGACATGCTACAATGTTCTCAAAGAAATCACTATTAACTTGCAGGCTGTTCTTCTTCATACCTTATTATTATATATTAAAGATAAAAAAAGCTAAGGTTGCCCTTAGCTTTTCTTTTTATTCTTTTGTAAGCTTTTCAGCTTCGTCAAGAACTGGGTTACTTGACCCGTACCCGACTTTCTCTTTAAGAGTCTGTTCAAGTACCGGCAGTACCTTATTGTCCCAAAACTCGGTATCGTTTTCCCAAGTCTTTCTGTAACCAATCTTTTCACCATTGAGTTGGAATGTAGCACCGGTTTGCTGTATAACACCAAACGCTACTGCCATATCAGCTAAGCCTGCATAACGACTTAAACCAGTACGGAAGTTATTGTATAGTTCTGCCTTCAAGAAAGCAGGTACAAAGCGGTTCTTTACTGTCATTGCTGACAATGTAACACCACTTACGTTATGAGCTACAGCGATTGATTCTTGTCCTTCGTTTTTATCAATCTTCTCGTTTCTAGTCGCAAGCTGAACCAACAAAGAAGCAAGATAAATAGGGCCAGAGCCACCGGACTGCTTTTTAACCAATTCAGGATAGAGTGAAGTTGGGTTGTCATAAATGTGATTAGTAAAAAGAATAGGCACACGAGCCTTAGCTGCTTTAAAGGTTAAAGCGCGCATCATAGACTTCATTGCTTTAGCCTTTGTACCCATATCTGCTGCATCCTTACCTTCTGTAACGTCGCGAAGCTCTTTAGCACTTGCTAAGTTACCAAGACTGTCAATAGCGATAATAACCTTTAAGTTAGGGTCATTAGCTGCAATAATCTTATCTAAGAATGTAGCGATTTGGTTGCGGCAATCTTCTACAGTTTCAACTGGGTAGTATTTTAAACGTTTTGGATCAATACCAACACCTTCAGCTGATTGTTTATCTACTGCTGCTTCCGTATCCCAGACAGCAGCAAAGTAGCCCTTCTTTTGAGCGTTCGCAATGATCTTATTAACAATAAGCGTCTTACCCGCACCGGAAGGCCCGGAAAAACCAGTAACCCTACCAACAGGAATGCCCTTGTAAAGAGATCCAGAAAAGATAGCATTAAGTGCATAAGAGCCTGTATCGATCCAGTCACCTACAATAGAAAGTGAATTATCATCTGAAAGCAGAGATGCATCTGCATTTAGCGCATCTACTGCTTCAAAGATATCTTTCATTGACGAAACCTTAGTCTCGTCATTGTTTTCGTCTGTACGTGGTTTACGTGCCATATTACTTGGTTTCGTCGTCAAATAACTTTACTACAGGTGTGTTTGAAGCTTGAGCAGCTGTTTGAAACATCTGTTGATACTGTAATACTAAGTTACCTTCTAAAGCTACATCAGAAGTAACGATAGAGCTCTTTGCGTATGTCCAGTTTGCGAATTCATCGCGATTAGCTGTAAACTCTCTAAAGAATACAGGATACAATTGTACTTGTAGTTTCTTGTCTTGAGTTGGTGATACATTAAGAATAACCGGCTTAGTTACTGTTAATGTTGCATCGTCTTGTGATACAACAGTCGCGATAATAGTGCGTTGAATATTATCTAAGAATGTAATTAGTGTGTCTTGGCTCATATGTTTATATTAATATAGTTTTTATTTTAATCAAGGTTATTGACGTGGGAATTTAAAATAAGGTGTACCTGCATCAATTAAATGTTGGTCAAGTAGTTCTTTCTTTGAAGCACGAGTAGGTACAATATCCCAACCACCGCGGCGAGCGTAGAAGCAAGTTACCATTAGCTCTTCTGGTTGTAATAAGTCCCAAAGACGTTTATACGCAGCTTCACAGATTTCTTCGTGGAAATGGCATTCATTACGGAATGATACAATCCACTCTAATAAGGATTGCTCTGTTACCTCTTTATCACCTTTATAGTATACAAAAATATCGCCAGAGTCTGGTTGTTTAGTAATCTTACAGTTAGAACGAAGTAAAGTACTCATATAGAAGTGTTGTTTAACAACTTCTGCTTCATTAGCTACTAGTAAGTCTGCATTTTCATTGAACACAGTAAATTTAATATTTTCTGCACTTTTAATCTTTTCTAGTGGGAGCCACACTTCAGGGGCATAATCTCTCATCCATACTTCTCTTAAAGGAAAATCTTTTGCTTGTATTTGAGAGAATAATTCTACTTCTACTGTAGTCTCTAATAGT